CAGCGGCTGTTGGAACAGCTTCTGAAGCGCGAGGCTTTAGAATGATTGTGTTACCAGCACCACCACCGTTGAAGTCAGATGCATCTAGTTTCATTGAAGAAAGAAGTTCATCTGTACCAGCAGTAGCAACAGCTTTAGTACCATTAGTAGTAGTATTTACCGTATCTGCACGACCACTGATTGCAGACTGCTTATAGCCTGACAGATAGCCAAGAACGTCTTGGTCAAACTGGTCAGCTAGGCGGTATGCTGCACGGTTGCTTGAGAGAGACTCAAAGTTAACGTGCGAATGTGCTTCCTCAATGTCGTCAACTTTAAAAGCAAAGTAGTTAGCTTTGTCAACGGTGAGGGTGAAATCCTCATCATCAAGGTCTTGCGGGGTAATTGTTGTACCACGCTCGTATGCTTTGACAGTAATCTCAGGTTCTTTAATGATTTTAACTGAATCACCAAAGTTTGCGATTTCTCCAAAGTAGTCATTATTCGTAATTGCGTCACAAACAGCGGCCTTGCGGAATGCAAGCTGCACCTGTTTGGAGTAAATTACAGGGCTAAAATTGCCATTCGGCAAGTTGTTATAACCCGGCGCTCTTGGAAAAGCCATAATCCATCTCCTATTGTTTTGGATTGTTACAGATGCAAACAGTACAATTCTTGGCAGAGGCTGTCTAACGTAGGGTGTACTTTGTATAAGAGTTGCAACTAATATACTCAGTAGGCCATGTTATTCAGGTAATCTTAAAGATTTTTGTCGTTTGCGGATTGGTATAGTAAGCAAGTAGCTAACCTGCTTACCTTACACATGACTATAGTTATACTTAAAAATAACTGTTTGTCAACTCTTTTTTATCTAGCAGAACCAGATAAATCATAGATGAACTTACCGCTACGAATAGCTTCCATAATTTCATCTGCATGTTTTTCGTACTCATGGGCAGACATCTTTTCTACCTGAGATTCACGTAAGTATGTAGAGGATTCATCTTCCTGTGGTTTATTACGTGTGTTTTTAGCTGTGACAGACTTAGCTGCATCTTTACCAGACTTAGACTTCTTAGCTTCAGCAATGCCCATGTCAGCTTTGTACAAATCAATTGCACGTGCAGCAGACCTAGCGTCATTGTCATTGTCATACAATGCATCTTGCACCCACTTAGGCTGTTCTTCTGCCCAATTGTGAAAGTCATCACTGTCTCTAATATCATCAAAGTCAGGATGCATCTGCATCAATGCTGCTTCAGCCTTCTCTTTAGTAGCAGAAGTTTGCATCTCATCAATTACCTTCATGCGTTCTTCTAGTGCAGTAGATTGCTCTGCTGCCTTCTTCATGGCAATTGTTTCTACAATAGCTGCTACATCAGGGTAGTCTGCTGCCCACTGCTCAATGTCTTCGTCAGACTTAGGCAGTTTCATTTCTTTCTTAGTGGCCTTTTCTAGCTGACTTTTCATTGCCGCTAGTTCAGCCTTAAACTCTTCAGCTTGTTTTTGCTGATGTCGGCGTAGGTCAGAGTAACGCTTCTTAAATGTTTTTTCTTCTGCGCTAGTGGGTTCAGCTTCTTCTGCCTCTACCTCTTCTGCTTCACCTGCGTGTTCTTTCTTGAGTTGTTCTAGTTCTTCTTCGTCACGTTTAGTGCGTTCTTCTTGAGTGTATGGTTTATTTACAAATGCCACTTTAGGCGTAGTCTTCATGTCTTCTGCTAATAGTGTCTCGTTCATTGTCTATTCCTTTGTTGGGGCCGCTGTAGCCACACTGTCGGGTGTGGGGAGTGAGTAGCCAACTAATTGTAAGATTTAAGTAAGCCTCTTACGCAGCTTTCTTTAATGCATTTTTATATTGTCCATGCACTGTGTAAACTTTACCTTCTGTATACACATCATAGCGGTCTTCTGCTGTACCAATGTAAACTGTTGGTGTTACTTGCTCTACATACTCAAGTGATGTTACTTCTACGTTATTAATATAATCACCTAGCACTAAGTCCTCTGTATACTTCCAAAAACCATTAGCAAGTACAGGATGGTCATTAGTAATCTTTAATTCACTATTGACTACATAGTAACCTTCACGCATATGCTTGTGTAGTACTTCTGTTACTATAGTGTTGTCTACAATATCACCGACTTGTACGTTAGTTACAAAGTCTACTGCACCGTTACGTTTTACTTTCATGTCTTCAGTTAGACAGATAACACCCATATCACCGCCGCCGCCTTGACCACCATCTGAACCATAACCACCACCATCGTTACCTACGCTACCTTGACCTTCATCCATGCCAAACCCAACATCAGCAGGTGCTGATGGTGCGGATGGTGTATCTTGAGATATACCACCTGAGTAGTCCTGTCTTCCTGTAGAGGATTGTCTTCCAGTAGGACCAAACCCACCATCAGGAGTACCTGCTATTCCTGCTTCTGCACCCGGACCCGTAGCTGCGCCTTCTCCATTAGGATTAGCACCACGTTCTGTAGCATAGGCTGCATATTTGCCTTTTTGTTTGTCTGTCATTATGGCAACTTCTGCTTTTGATTTAAATCCACCATAATATCCAGATTTAACACCTGCTTTCATGGCATCTATAAACGAATCCATATCTTTAAATCCGGGGTCTACTCCAGTAGTACTGCCTCGAAAATTAACTGTTTGTCCATATGCGTTTACGGGAGTTCCCGTAATAGGACTAATATCTCCTATATTATACCCTATAACTCCCGTTATTTCAGCCCCAATAGCATTTTGTACGGATGCTCTTGCAACAGCTTGTCCTTTGCTCATAGCACCAATACCAGTGGCTTGCATTTCCATTGGAGACATTTTTCCTGAAACATAATCATTCAACTGGTCTGTAGAAAATGCTCCAAAACCTGCGGGTGCTGCTTGACCAAACGCTTCTGAACTAGGCCCAATACCTGATGCAGAGGCAAGTGCGCCTAAAGGATTTCCCATAAGCATACTACCAACTATACCTAGATTAATAGGCCCAGTTCCATAAACACCCAATGCGTCCTGTACACCTGCAATATTATTTGAAAAATCTGTAACAGATGGTCCTATTACATTTCCTTTTGAATCATACGAAACCATACCCTGCGCATTTAAACTGCCCAGAGTAGTGCCGCCATAAGGTTGCGCTTCTGCTGGTGCGCCACTAAAGTAGCCTGTTATACCACTTAAAGCCGATTGTACACCTGCAAGTCCTGTCGAGCGACTTGCTGGTCCTTGAACAGAACCACTAACACCTGTACCGCCCCCCTCATCGCCGCCACCACCGTCATCTTGTTGTTGTCCTACAGTAGTAGTTGGCGTAGTAGTAGGGGCTGTAACACCTGTTGTACCTTCTGCTTCAAATCTGTAACCTTCTGGAATAGGATAAATAGGTTGTCCATTTTTAAATGGTATTTGTCTTACTTGTCCTGCATCATTTACATATCGTCTTAACTCGTCATACTCACCCGGTTTAGTTCCTACTGTCTGTAAAAAAGTAGGTAAGTTAGTTGTCTGTGTTGCTGTTGTATATTGTGTATTTTGAAGTTGTGGTCCAGTAAAACCGGGAATAGCAGGTGCTACATATGGAGTAAATCCTGTGGTGGGGGCATTTGCTGGCGTATTAATAATACCAGTACCCAGCATAGGTGTTGTCCCGCCTAGCTGAAAAGAAAGTTTTGTTTGTTCTTTTACGCTATTACGTTTTTTCATGTTCTTTCAATCTCTACTTCATTCATCATATTTTCTGGAATAGTAGATATATCACCTATGTGCGCACGCTGTCCGTTGTATGTTACATAGCCAGATTGAACTCTAGGGTCTTTCATTCCTTGCGATTGCTGTGGCATAGGCATACCACCCTGCGCCATTCCTACTGCATCATCTTCCATCTCAAGGTCATCAAGTGTAAAAGGTAGATTATCTGGCATAATAGCTTCTTCACTATTGCCCATCTGACCCATGTCTTCCATACGCTGTAAGCCCATCTTAGCTTCTTGGCGCATCTCCATAAGTTTTTCTAGTCCAAAGTAACGCACTACATCTGCAGGAAAAACAAATTCACCCTCACTTAGTTGGGCAGGAATGTCATCACGAACTTCTTCTTGAGTAGAACCCGGTGGTACATCATTACCAGATACAGGGTCAACAGTACCACCCTCATCCATAAGACCACCATCATCGAACATTTCCATTTGTTTTGCGAGTGCCATACCACCATCCTTTAATAAATTATCACTACGTGTTTCAGCAGCTTTAACAGCTTCTTCTAAGGTATCGTGTCTGCTAGTAGGTTTTATAACACCTTCTAACAACATTTTTTTTATTTCATCTTCTGTATACTGTTTGCCTTCATGTATAGAAGGTGCATTTACATAAGCCCCATCACCAAACTTAATAGTAACAGATTTTTCCGAAACACTTTCACCTTCAGGTGTTTTATAAACGTCTTTTCCCGCAGAAGTTTTTTGTTCTGTTTTAGTTCCTACTGTTTCAGCCATCTGCGTTAGCTACGTCCTCACGTAATCGTTTAATCTTTCGTAGTACATCTATAGCACCCTGTGCTTTATGTACCGTTACCATATTCTCAGATTGTTCTAGCACCTTATGATGCTGGTCTACCATGCTATCCAGATACTTACTGAAGTGGTCCCATTGGCGGTTGTTGCCCACCAGCGGCTTCAGCTTGTTGAGGAGTTCCCTGTTGTTGTCCATTTCCACTAAATCCCTGTTCACCCGGTACAGGAGCCTGTCCCATACCTATATTGCCACCACCTGCACCTGTCGGGTCCATTGGGTTTGCACCTGCTGGTGCTGCGCCTTCTGGCCCTACGGGTGCTTGAAACTGTTTCATAATTTCAGCTTGCAATGCGGCTTCGTCCATATTGTTGGTTACTTTGTCAGGGTCTAGTCCCATTGAGTTAGCTATCTCACGAATAATATATTGGAACTTCGCAAACGGTGCTAACGCTGGGCTACTTGCTACTTGCAAGAACTGCATTAATCTTTGACTACGTACCTCTGTAGCCATTAGGCTTTCTGTTCCACGTGCTTTAACTTCTAAGTCGCCCTTAATCTCTGGGTCAAAGTCAAACTGCATATTAAAACGAAACAGTCCTTCGCCTAATGGACGCAGAAGATAGTCATCTACATTCTTAATAACTGTTTTAGTGCTGCCTTGTGCCGCACCCATAAGCATAGAGATACCAGAAGCTGTACGGCCTACACCTGATACACCAGTCTGCCCATGTGCAAATGATGGGAAGCCTGTGCTTTCATCTGCCAGTACACGTGCCTTATCAAACAGCATCATATTTTCTTGTGACACGTTGGGAAACTTAGTACCAAAGATAGCCTGACCCGGTGCGCCACCCTGTCTACGGAATATCTTGCCCGGATATAGTGACAAGTCTTGGCCCGGTACTAGATTGGTTTCATCTACTTCTACAATCAAGTTACCTGACAGTACAGCATTGTCTACAGCCATACGCATAAAGCCATTCATCAATGTCTGCGTATCGTCCATGTTCTCAGCAATACCCACACCAAAGAATGAGTATGGGTTTAGTTCATAAGGTGCAGCGTGATATGGTATCTTAGCTGGCTTAAATGGGTTAAGCACCATACGCAGTAGCATACCGTTGCATACCCATACGTTAGCCTGTAATTCATCAAACTCTTTTAATTCTTTCGGGATGTCGATTTCTTGCTCTTCAAGCATCTCGATATCAACCATACCCCAATACTCAAGAACTTCAAAACGGTCAATGCTTGTCTCAGGCGCATAATCAGAAAGGTCATCTTCCCAATACTTCTTATCATAGTTTTCACCCTGTGCAATTGCGGCATCAATTACCTGCGCACGGAAGTATGGACGCTTCTTGAGATTACGTAGCTGTGTACGTGACATCTTGTGACGCTCAATCACATACTGCGCCTCATCCATGCTATTCGCATCTGGGTCAGGATAAAAATTCCAAACTGATACATGAGATACTTGTGGTACTGTTTTAAATAATGGGTCATAGTTGCCATCCTCATCCCAATTAGGATACTCTTTGTCAATAGCAAATGGACCTTTCATTACACCTGTACCAAACAGTGCCATTTCAAATGCGGCATTACGTAAGTGTTTACTCGCACCTGACTCGTCTAATTGGTCATGTATTTTCTTTTGCATCTTCTTAGCTGCAATCATGGCAGGACTAAATGCAATAGCTGTAGGTGTTTTGCCCGGACCTTCTCTTAGTTTATCTTGTACTGGCTCAAGTTTATTTTGCATTACACCCAACTTTTCAGATAGGCTTACTGCGGTTGAACCCGGCTCTAAGTCATTCCCATCACCAGCAAATCCATACGGACTTACATTTGGGTCTACCTGCATTTGCTCTGGTTCTTTAGGGTCAAAGTGTACATCCTCTACTACACCTTCAGGTAATCCTGTAGGGTCAATAGAAAGAGGAAACTTGTTATTAGCAAACAGTACATCAGTAATCTGACCATAAGCTGCTAGTGTCTTAGTCTTAGTTACTTTAATAAATACGCGAGACTTTTCAGCTTCAGTAAACTGCACATCATTACTATACAGTCCACGATAATTACGATAAGCACGTAGCCATCTATTCTCATCCTGTTCACGATAATCTTCAGAACGTAGGTAGCGACTTTGAATAAACGGAATAATAGAAGATACATCTGCGTCTTCTACTACAGTATCATCCGTATCTTCCAATGCAATTGCATCGTCCTCAATCATCATATCATCTTCGTTCATAATATATCCTTAATATCCAAAGGTTGCATCTGCAACTGGCATACTATTTCTGGGTCCACCACGAGCGTCATAGTCAAATATACTAAATCGCGGTCTGCTCATTATACCATATCTCAGCGCATCATACAAGTGGTCTTCAGCATTTGTATCCACGTCTTCCGGGTTTTTCTTGTCCAGCGGTATGGCGGGTAATTGGGACACGACATTTGTGCAAGAATTAAAGAAAACAAGTCTTGGCTCCTCTGTAAATTCGTCTACCTGTAAACGCCTATGTATTTCGTTCTTACCTGATATGCGGCTACCACGGCTACGGTCTGATGGTCTCCACCGACAGCCCTTCATAATCATTTGCTCCGCAAGAGAAGGGCCAGTGTCACCACGCTTGTGCCAAAGAGAACTGTCCAAAACACCATACTTAATATTTCCATCACCAGCCTCTGCATCTAGTATCATATCTGCCAAATCTGTGGCAAGGACTTTAGATACGTAGAGTTCTCTATATACCACAAGTTGTTCATTAGGTGCAACAGCAAACCAGACAACGCCAGACTTGCTGCCGTAACCGTAATCGCAAGCCCTAAACTTAACCCAATTACTAGGAATATCAAAAGGCTCAACGACATGAATGTTACGGTCAAACTCAGTAAAAGCCGCGCCTTCTTTGATGTCCCAATCCCCGTCCAAAAGCTGTCTTCGTTGTTGCTCTGGCATGGAGAGAAGCATGGCTTCGTAGTCACCCGATTCCGCAAGGTATGGATTATCAGAAAGTCTTGCGGGTATAAATCTTCTTTTGTATAAAGGTCTTCCAGCCTTTGCGTGTCCTGCTGGGTATCTAAGAACTTCTCCTGTTTCAATATCGGTTGCATCGTAGGCTCTGTTGTAAGGCGCAGGGTCAATGAACATCTTCTTAACCCAATGATGACCTCTGCCGCCGGGGTTGGTCGTAGCCCTCATATAAATTGGCAAATCTGCTGCAGTGGACCTTAGACGAGACCGCATATAGTTCCATGCGTATGGTGTGGCCCATTGTGTTAACTCGTCAAACCCTATCCAGCTAAACGCTAGACCCTGATAACGCAAGACATCATCATCTCTGTCGAGGTAAGACATCCACAACCTTGCACCAGATGGCGCAGTCCACTGCATCTTTCTTTCTGACCACTTAATACCGGGCCAGATTTTTGGGTATAACTCCTGCGACTTGAATACGAGTTCTCTTAACTCTTCTGTTGTATGTCGCAAAAGCAACCCACTAAATGCGGGATGCCCCATGTAGCGTAGTGGGTCAGAGAGCATAGCATAGGACTTACCCCCGCCAGCACTTCCACCATATAACACCTCTCGTTCCGCTGCAGCTAAGAAGTCTGTCTGTGGGCCGGGATTAGGCTTAAAGAGTACATTAGCTGTCTCTTCTATGGCCTGTGTTTCGTACTCTATCGGTTGTATCTCAACCGTTGGCTCTTGAACCTGTTCTTTCTTCTTCAAGGGCTTTCGCTTTGGCGATTGCCTTTTCCGCATATTCTGCCCACTTGCGGATGCTCGTAGCTTGGTTCTTACGTCTTCGCTCATTAGCTAACCTTTTCCTTAACCCTACATGGGATATGTAGCGGCCTGTCTGTGTACTGAGCCAGTTTGCTACTTCACGATAACTGTATTGATTTACGTGGCTTCTTGCCTTCTCAAGTAAATCTAATTCAATCTGTATAGGTTGCAGAAGGTCGGGGTCTGCTTCATCCTGTTTATATCCGAATGGTACTGTACGTGCAATACGTGGTATAGCTACCCACTCGTTCTGTTCTTTAATATCTGTTGGCTGTGGTAGCTTCCACTTGCCTATGCTTCTAGTCATCGTCTTCCACTACAGCTTTAGGTGGCATAAGCATGACACCACCTGTTGCTTCTACATGCATCTTCTCAGTCTTAACCAAACCTGTGCGGTCAAGTAATTCTTTTGCTGCAGCCATCTTATCGCGTATACCTAGTTCAGTTGGGTCATGCAACCCACCTACCATAGCCATCGCTGCTTTCGGCGCATTACGTGCCATGTACATTTGAGTAGCCTCAAGTATCTCTTCTTTAAGACCTTTAACAATTTCTGAAGTACTAGAAGTGTCAGCATATCCTGCCATCTTTTTTGCTTGCACTAAATCACCGCCAGCTTCTTCAAAGAGTACGTTGAGTAGTGTCTGTTGTTTGTCAGTGAGTTGTCGTGTCATGTTTTTTTCTTCTTTCCCAAAAAGAAATCCACTATTCTACTAGGGTCAAGAAATGGCGCATCTTTCTTTTTCTTACCATAATATGTTTGGCCTGAAGTTTTCTCGTTGGCCTTAAAAATACCACCTTCACCTTGATATCTAGATTTGTAAACAGCCATCTAAAATTCTCCGTTGTGCATAGCATTCGCCAGCTTAGTAGCCCGTCCTTTTACTTGAGATGCCCACCTACTGTCTAACATTTCTTTTGCTGCGGTTGGGTAGTCTTCGTTCTCTATTGCGGCCCAC